CGTGCTGGACCCGTGTCATGGAACAGGTCTTCGCGCTCTGCCAGCAATTTGAGCCGGACGTGTTCTGGTTCAGGGTGACCGGACAGATCGAGGGCGAGCCGATCCGGGCGGGTCGTGAGGACATCCAGGGGAAATATGACCTGTCCTTGACCTTCAATATCGCCGGGCTCGAGCCGGACCTCCTGAAGCAACAGTTTGAAATGCTCATACAGTTCGTCCAGGCCGTGGACATGGGCGGGACCGTGGACCGGGATCAACTGCTCCGGCTGGGGCTCGAGGCGATCAATCCGGCATTCGCGGAGCGTCTCCTCAAGAATCCGCAAGGGGCGGCCCAGGCAGAAATCGACGGCGAGCGGGCGGTAATCACGGGCCTCCTCAACGGGATCGACAACGACGTGCAGCCGAACCAGGCGCATCAACTCCGGTTGCAGACCTTCGACCAGATCATGCAGACCAACTCGAGGGCCCTCCAGATCGCCAGTGAGAATCCCCAGGTAGCGGAGCTCCTGAAGAAGCGTCGGACCCAGCTTCAGTTCGCGGTCGAACAGAAGACCGTGAACGCACAGGCCGGACGAATCGGCACGATGCCCAGCCAGCAGATGGGAGCGGGGGCGGGGGGCTGATGAAGGTCAACGGATATTCGCAAACCAACGGCTATTACCAGACCCCTTTCGATCTCGCACGGGTGGAAGGCCGGAAATACCGATTTATTGCCCCGGAGCCCGGCCGGGTGGGTGGGCCTCATGAACGCCCAGGAGGCGACGTGGTCGCTGTCTCCATACTGACCAAAAGAGGGCGAGTTCCGATTCAATTCTGAGTGCGGGGTCAACCTTAAACAATGGAGGAACTATTATGACATTTGCAGATCTTCAACAGGCCGCGAGGAACCTAACCCCTGAACAGGTGGAGCCCTCATTGGCGTTATTAATGCTGGATCCCCGTTTCCCCGCTTTGTTGCGGGTCTTGAGTGAGCACCGCGAGTCGTTGACCACGGGGGTGTGCGGCCCTCAGGTGGCCGGCCGTCCCGAGGCGCCGAGCATCATGGCCCATGGACTCGGTGGGGTCGACGCAATCCTGAGCATTGAGGCTCGGTTGCATGGAATTCTTGAATAGATTTTGGGGGAACCAAAAGGGCACCCAAACTCAATCTTCCTCTCTAGTTCCCTCCGGCCCGACCTACGCGGTTGGTTATTGGAAACCCAAAGTCGTAAAGAGTGCCGTCATCGATGTCCGCTCGTTTCATTGCATAGCAGGCGATCCTCTGACCATTAGTGACCGCGTAGGCATGAGGTAGATTCATTATTACAACCTTTCTGTCTCCATCGGTAATAATGCCCACCATTCTGGTTCCAATGCGATTCGTCACGAACGTCCGACAAGCTCCGCGAACAATATCCCAATCTGGCAGCGGTCTTTCAGCCAACGGCCTTTTCGCTCGGATCAGGTCGCGTTGTCTGGCCGTTTTTGCGGCCTCGATCTGCATCTGGTAGGTATGCCACTGAATCAATGCGCCGACGTTGTATATATTCGTTGAATCGATCCTTCGGATCTCGCGGAGCTCCATTTTCAAGGGATCCTTGGGAACTCTCAAAGGACGCGGGGAGGACCAGACAGGTCCAGGGTGAATACCGAGTCGGTCCTGGGCGGATAGCGCTCCCAACGCTGTTGCAACGGCAAGAGCTACTCCAAAGGGCCTTCTTTTGTTAATTCTGGTCGGCACAGCTTGGTTTCGTTCGGGTTGTCTTCACGGGCGAAACTTTAGTTGAAGAGCTCCGCGACCGGGATCACGAGGCCCGGGATCGCCTTCAGGGGGATGGCATCGCCCGGTCCCGCGATAAACTTGTTCAGGTAGCGCCCGTGCGAGGGAGAATCGTAAACCTCGACCTGCTGCCTTCCCGCGTCCACGATCCAGTATTCCCCGACGCCATTTTCCGCGTAGAGACTCGCGAGTTGCCGGTCCAACCGGAGGCTCGTGACGGAGATCTCGATGACGAGCAGCGCCGTGGCTGGGTGGTGGTCGCGTGAGAGGGGCCTAGGGACGATCGCAAAGTCTGGCTCCGGCTCGGAGTCGCCGAATGTGAGGGGCTCGTCCTTTCGGATCGCCAGGGGGAGATCCGAAGGCAGCTTTCCTCTCAGGATCTCCTCGATCCGGTCGGCCAGGAAAGTGTGGAGGGGGGTCTTGGACATTTTTTCAATGACAATGCCGCGAATCAATTCGGTGCGCCGGCCCCGTTCGTTGCGTTCGGGAAAGTTGTGATACTCGGTCGGCGTGATCCGCGACACGAGCTCCCGGACTTCTGGTAATTCAAGAATTTCATTCATGGGATTGAAGGGGTAGGGATTGCTTCAAACTTGCGACGGATTACGGTGTAAGAATCTTGATAATGTGCCTAGCCAAGTGTTCGCGGACCTCGGAGTGCCTGGGCACGGGCTGCATTTTACCGTTGGCGGGTTGCCGATAAATGTCATGGCGTGCCCCGTGTCGATGGAGGGCGCAACCCAATTCCTCAAGCTTACGCACCAACTCGCGGCGCTTCATTCAAGGACCAGTTCCTTGATTTTGTGGTCCTTGGGGACATCGCTGAGCATCATCATCCTGTAAGCATCCAGGATGTTTTCCTCGAGCTCCTTGAGGCTTTGGCCTTGGGTCATGATGTCTGGCCGCTCGGCGAGGCATCCGAGCCACCAATCCTCATCCTGCCAGTAAATCAAAGTCAGTTTCATCCGCATCTACGCCGGGCTTCTTTGAGGTTGCCCGTGCCCTAAACCTACATTTCTCCTTCGACAAATCTAGTCCGAACCGTTCGAAACCGTTCGGAACTGTACGAAACTGACACCGTTTCCTGTTGCCCTGGGTCGCTCCCGGCCTGCCAAACTTCCCGATGAATAACGGCTCACGTCTCGCGCCGGTCTAGGGCAAGCAACCTGGACAAAGCGAACGGCAATTAAATGGCAGACGCAATAGCGGCGGGTGACGGTGCCCCGCCAGTCCCGCTCCCCGCGGACTCGGCCTCGCAACCAGCGAGCCACGCACCGGCTGAACCACAGGCGGAAGGCAATGCCACCGTCCTCGAATATGCCCGGCGCAAGTTGCGCCAGAAAGAGGCAGCGAGGGCGGCGAAACAGGCCAAAGGCCAGTCAACAGGTGGAGCCCAGAAGCAGCCGGGCCCACCCGAGACTGGCCCGGTGACTGAACCAGTTCTTTCTCAACCAGCAGCAGCAGAATCAGCGGCAACATCGACAGCCGAGCCGGAAGTCGGAGCTCCCGCCGCGGAGGTGACAGTTCCACAGGAGGAACCGGAGCAACCGGAAGCGGAGAGCGACCTGCCGGAGGATGCGCCCGATTGGATCAAGAAGCGGATCGCACGATTCACGCGCCAGAAGGGGGATCTCGAGCGAAAGCTCGCCGAGATCGAAGCGGAGCGGGAAATGTTGCGAACGGCGGTGGACCAGGCCAAGTCGGCCACGCCCCCCTTGCCGGTCGTTATTGACCAGTCCGATCCCGCGAGCCAGTTCGTGAACGAGCAGCAGCTCGACGCGGCGATCTCGCAGGCCCGCCACCTCAAGCGGTGGTGTGAGCGCAATCCGGAAGGGGGAACTTTGCAGGTCCCCAACGGCAAGGGCGGATATGACCAGCGGGAATTTTCCGCTGAGCAGGTCCAGTCGATGCGCGAGGCAGCCGAGGACGACATCGTCGAGCATCTCCCCAAGAGGCGCGAGCACCTCCGCCAGGAGGCGGCAATCACGGCCCAGGCCGTGCGCGAGCATCCCTGGTTGACCGACAAGGTCTCCCCGAGGATGGGCCTCTTCCGGAAGGTCCTGGATGCGAGCCCGGAGATCAGGCTCAGGCCTGACTGGGCGCGAGTGACAGCGGTCTTCGTCCGCGGCCTTGAAGCAATCGAGGCCGAGGGGAAGGCGGCGACGGCGCCCCCGAAACCCAAGAGTGGGGCGCCTCCGTTGAAACTGCCGGGACCGAGTGCGTCGGCCCCGCCCAAGAAGGGCCCGCTCGCGTCGGGCCAGGCTGAGCTAGCTGCTGCGGAGAAGGAATGGAGCGAGGCACCGAGCCAGAGAACTTTTGCCAGGCTGCAAATATTAAAACGCCAGTTGAGACAACAAACAACGAGCGCGGGATGAAAGCCTCGCGCAATAGCAGCCATGCCAGCAGCCAATACCTACGCCAACCCAAGTTGGCCCGGCGGCAACCGGGAGGACCTCATGGATGTCCTCACGATTGTCGAGCCGGAGACTTACCCGGTCACATCGACCCTTCGTAAAGGGGCGGCCCCCAATGCCGTCTTCAGCGAGTGGCTCGTCGACAGCCTTCGCCCCGCCCGAATCGGCGGAGTGCCCGAGGGCCAGGACGTTCAACTCTTCAACAACAAGGCAACCAACCGGAAGCGGATCGGTAATTACGTCCAGATTTTCCGGGACGAGTTTGCCGTCACGGAACTCCAGCAACTCGTGGAGACCGCGGCCGTCGACAACGAGTACGAGTACGCCAAGCTCAAATGCGCCCGTGAACTGAAACGGGACATCGAGCTCACCCTCTGTT